AGGATTACTACCATTGCTATTCTTTCAAGAAATTTACGTTGCTCTTCCATTGCTTTAGCTTTAGCCTTACGAAGTTTGCCTTCAGCCCTTAAAATTTCATCCCAAGTATTCATTCCGTATTTCATTCTAATATGAACCATAAGTTCATACCTTTGTTTTTCAATTTGTTTCTTGGCAAGTACTGCTTGTGTAGCTATGGATTCTATGTTACCTGATCCTTTGAGCATACGAGTGATAACACCTGCATTCTCTGCATCATCTGCTGTGGCTGCAATCTCTGAGGTAGCTGACATCCATCGGGACATATCACTACTCATTTGTTCTAGTTCACGACCTGCAGCAAAACCTTTCTGTATCATGGAAAATGCTTTACTTGCGGTAGATATGGCTAAGCCAATGCTTACAGGGTCTAGCATTTACTTCTCCTTACTTGCGTAGTGCAGCTTCAATTGTATCCAGTTTATGAAAGATTGCTTTAACTGTATCCCGCATTTCTTTTAATTCACGATCTTGATTAGTCTTATCTAGTACTATCTGAGATTTAATTACAGCAATATCTGTGTGATGATCCGACTGACGTTGAAAGATAAACCATACAAATGCAGTTACAGGGGCAACTACCCACTTCATAACAGTCTCAATCATTTCCATTATTCTATTACCTTGTAGTCGGGGCATATGTTTCCATACGGTATTTGTGTCCTATCGGCATAAGGTCTTGTGACAGGTAGTGGTAGTGGGCATTTGTAAACGCAGACTGTCATTAGTGTTGAGGGATATACCATAGTGTACAACACCAATGACAGAGTGCAGATCATTGTTTATTCTGCGGCTTCCAGTCGTGACATATACTCTGGATTAAGAATATCTTTCTTACCAAAGATTCTGTCAGTTACTTCGTCAGCACAATACTCATACTTAATTGACATTGCATCAAAGAAATCTTCACAGTCCCGTGCAGACAAAGACTCACCGTTTTTAATCCTTGCATCACAGACAGCAATGTATCCTGTGACCTCAAGTACAGCAGTTTGTACATGAACCCCAAATTGCATCAGGTATTCTATAGGTGTTTCTGTTGCCCGACCCATCTGAATCATGTTACGATACAACATCATAAATCCCTGACGTATGTGGTGTCGTTTTTCTTCCACCTCAAAAGTATGCTCATCCCAGTCATCAATATTATGTGCTTCTTTTATGCGTTCGTAATTATCAATTAAGATTGCAATATCTTTAAAAGAACCATTGATGCCTCTTTCCAGATTGTCTATCTCAACATATGCATTTCGTAACAGTGCTATTTCTAGCTCACTAGGATCTTCAATATTTTGCAGTCTTTCAATTTCAATTTTACTTTTGATGTGACCTATTTGGGATTGAGACAAAGCACTCTTACGTTTATCAACTTCAGCTAAAACTTGGCGCAGCATTCGCATGGGAGAATGACCATTCATCATAGTCAAAGTCATTAAGCTAATAGTAGTCTGTGTATTTTGCCTACCAAAAGACTTAGTTTTTTCTGTAAGCTCAGGTAGCTTTTCAACTACTCTAGCTATAGCTGCTTTATTAGCTTTACTTCCCGCCATAGGCAAGAAAGCCTCAGCAGTCACCGTCATTAGTTCATTCATATTTTATACCCTCCTGTATGAAAGATATATATTATAGATATATTTTTTATATTTGTCAACTTATTATTATCCAGTTGCTGCAATCCAGCCATCACAGATATTTGTGTTAAAATCTTGGAGAATATAATTTCCTTCAAGGGTTCCGTCTAAGTGTGATGGATTGCCAGACAAAATTCCTAGTGGGACAACGCCATGTTCTCCATTATACAATATGTCTTTCATGTACGTTGCATTAGCTGCTGTGGCTATTGTAAAGATATTATCGTGGAACATACCTTTTGTTCCTGTTGATGTAGCATTATGATCGTGAAATGCGGCCCTAAGATTACCAAAGTCGGTTGCATTACCAGTAGTACCAATAGTAATATATTCTATTACTTCAGATGAAGTTCCAACATACGTTGTTGAAAAATTGTCAGTGCTTGTACAACCACCTATCCAAACTCCTCTAGTAGTGCTATTAGCAGCAGCCATATTTTGTTTAGCTTCCGTTAAATTGCCGAAGTCTGTTGCGTTTCCCGCAGAAGCAATAGTAACATAATCCATTTCGTTAACTACTGTGGCAGCATCCCCTTGTCTGCCTCCACCAATTACTCCTCGGACAGTGCTTGAAACAGCAGGATATTTAGATTTAGTCCGAACTAAATTACCAAAGTCAGTTGCATCTCCATCACTTCCAATAGTTATATATTCTATTACATCAAGTCCTTGATTTCCATCAGCAACAACACTTCTTCCCAATGCCATCACACCTCTAGTTGCGTGATTTATACCAACCCCACTGGTGCCATCTGCAGTTAAATCTCCAAGTTTAGCAGCCTCTGTAGCATGGGGTGCCATTAACCAGTAGTTTATGGTACGCACGTTTATAGCCCCATGTAAGCCACCTTGACCACCAAACATTACCCCTCTAATAGTATTACTTAAAACTCTAACACCCCCATTGACTACACCAACACCACTTACATAGTTTGCTCCCGTGTGTGTAGACAACAGTGACTTATTCCAGCACACTGCCTTTACTCCAGGATCGACTAAACTTAGTAGCCCCACAACATATCTACCATACAATTGAAAAGAATACCCAAGGCCAGGGCTATTCATTAGTTTTGGGTGATTTCCTTCTGCTTCATCTGTAAAAGTGTGCCAAGCACTATTGCTGCCATCTACACTAATATATATACAAAATTGTTTATAGGTAGTGTTGTACCAGAAGTCTCCATCAGAAGGTGATGACGGAGGGCTACCATTAGCTGAAGTTGTTATTGTTGCTCCAGCCGCCGCCAAAGGATGTGCTAATGTTTCGACAGCCGCAATATATCTCATATTATGTGATCTCCATAATACTTAAAGTTCCACTTAATTTATCTGCAACACTACAGTCAATTGTAATTTGATCAGTAGTTTCAAGTACAACTTTATTGCCAGCCATAAGTTCTAGAGAACTTCCTACTGGTATAGGTGCAGCCTTTACAATAACACTTGTTCCATTTGCAGTATTGTTAGTTACTGCTCTATTCGCCGTATCACTGACTAAATTAACAGTAGCAGTAACTTGGGCCGAATGAAGATTTGTTAGTATTAAACCTAAAACAACGGTGGTTGTACCACTTGCTGCCGTATACATTACATACGGTGTTCCTGCTGAAGCAGGTTCCGCAGCAAAATTTACTACCTTAAACGTATTAGCCATTATTTATTTCCTTTATCCTAGTGCAATAGCTAGTGCTGTGGAATCGTCTATTGTTCCAAAACCTGCTGATGATAAGTATGTTTTTAAATTTGTTAATGCAACTTGCTTCATTGTACCATTGTCATTAGTAACAAATCTATCTGCATCTACAAGTGTAGTAGATACTGCAGAAGTATCACCGTCAATAATATTTATCTCTGCGGCAGTTGCTGTAATTGCAGTGCCAGCAATAGCTAAGGTAGTACCATTTACTTGCCCACCAGAACTGTAGATAACAGCTTTACTATTAACAATAGTTCCTGCAACTGCAGTGTCTAATAAATTTAATTCCGCAGGGGTAGAAGTAATAGCTGTAGTAGTTATTGCAGCCAGTACAGGAATATAACCGCCTTGGTTAATTAAGTACTGTGTGTGGTCACTTGTCGGATCAACAATAGATAGTGTAATTTCGTGAGCATCCGCAGTAGCACCCTCAAAGACAATTGCATTTTCTGCTTCCATAGTAACTGTATCTACAGTAGTCGTTGTTCCAGCAACTACTAGATTAGGTACTAACAATGTTCCTGTGCTTGGATTGTATCGTAATGCACCTGTATCGTCAAGTAATGCATTTGATTCATCATTAAATACTACAGGGAAGTTTGTATTAGAAGTGCTATCAGACACAACAGCTAGTGTAGATAATGCTGCAGTGCCACTGTAGCCTGAAGATGTAATTGCACCTAGTGAAGAACCTGCATCAGCAAAAGTAATTGTGCCACCGTCAGCATCAATAGTAACATTACTACTTGAATTTAATGTGACTGTAGTACCTGCAAGTTCAGCAGTACCATCAGCAGTTATAGTTATATTGGCTGCGGCAGCAGCAGCATCTGTAGTTACAATACTTAATGTACCATTAGTGCCAGCCGTAATTACTGCAGTGTCACTAGCCGAACCCGTCATAGTAATAGCTTTACCATCTACAGCTACATCATCCACGGCTAGAGCAGTGAGAGTACCAACAGAAGTTAAGTTAGGCAAAGCAGTGATTTCACCATTAAAGTATGTAGCAAGGTCAGTTACAGCAACTTGCTTCATTGTTCCTGCGTCATTAAGTACGACACGATCTGCATCTGCCACAGTTACACTAGAGGCAGAAGTACCACCATCTACTATATTTAACTCTGCTGCCGTGGCATCTACTGCAGCTAGTTTTGTAAAGTCTGCTTGCACTAATCCAGACACACCATCAAGCAAGTTTAACTCCGTGGCGGTAGATGAAATAGCAGTAGAACCTAGTGTTAGTTGTCCTTCAGGTACAATAAGACCAGCCCCACCATTAAAGATAAGATCGTCTACTGATGTATCCCATGTTACGTTAGCTGAAGCTGTGTCACCATACAAAATTACATCGTAACCTTGGTCATTAGCACCAATAGTAAGTGTACCATCTAATTGTACTGTGCCATCAATATCTACAGAATCAAGGTTAGTTGTTCCATCAATGTCAACATTACCACTAATGTCTAGGGAAGCAGCAATGATTTCACCACTTGCGTTAATTGCACCATTAATATCAATAGTAGTAGCAGCAATTTGAATCTCAGTGTCAGCTACAATGTCAAGTTGACCATCAGCACTAGAGTTAATATAAATAGCAGTGTCACGAAACTGTACCTTTTCAGTAGTAGCAATAAGAATATCATCCGAAAACTCAAAGTAATCTTCGTCTTCTTTCCATAGCATTACGCCATCATTAGTTTCACCTTCATACGTAACAGTGACATCTAAACCTGCACCACCCGTACCAAAAGAAATACTAGTAGCAAAGAGTGCAGTAATAGCCCCGCCTTCGCCTACAGTCCCATCATGGCTATGCCCTGTGCCAGAAGCAAAAGCAGCAAGAAGTTGATCAAATTCATCATTAGTATGTGCAGAGGTAATAACATCTCCATCAACATACGTAGACTGTCTTGTATATGTATCACCCATTTATCTTCTTGCTCCTAGTTGATATTCTAATTGAAAACCTTTAAGTGAATATGACGCAGTTACTCCACCGTCTTCAACTTTTAGTGCTACAGCAAACCCTGAACCCTCTACCGACTGTCTGACTAGTGGTTGTGATGCTGCATTATTATACTGGGCAGTACCATAAGTAGAATTAACATTTCCATACAAAGCTGCAACATCTGTTGAGTCTAAGGGATAAGCAGCAGGTCTTGGCGCATCTGCAGCATCATAGTCGTAACGAACAAATAAATCTGCATCAATTATATTTTCTGGTTTATAGTTTATTATGACACGTTGCATATGCTTTCGTATGCCTGGGTCATTAAAGGTTAAGTCTGGGCTTCTATATCTACCTAATATAGTAACCCCATCAAAAGTATTTCCAGATTCCTGCCTGTATATATAACCAGTTGAGTAAGCACCATGTAGAGCAATAACATCACCGTTAGAAACAAAGTGGTCAGTACATGAAGGTCTTATACCTCGCATCTCTGAGAACTCAAACTTGTTTCCTCTTAATACACAAATAATTCCTTTTGTAGTTTTTTCACTTGTAGTACTTTTAGTAAAAAATATTCTGTACTGAGTTTTGTCAGGTATAACTAACGAGTCAAATTCGGATGCTGAAGATATATTTTCGTTAAAGATAGACTGAACATTAGAACTAATTGTACCTAGTTCAACGTCACCAATTCTTGCAGTACCAGCAATTGTACGTAGACCATCTGGCCCTAAGAATATTAAGTCACCTGCAAACTCTTGAATGGTGTCACCATTAATGCAACCAATATCCCGTGTTATGGCAGTTACAGAAAAGTTAGCACTGGATGTACCCGACAATTTAAAGATACGAGTTTCACAGAATATAAACAAGTCATCACGGAAAACTTTAAGTCCTGTAATCTCGTCATCAACTTTTATACTGCCAGCCCCATTACCACTAGTAAAGTCATCTTCATCAAAAGGAGCACTGAACACTACTTCTTGTTTAGTTGTAGTTTTACCTGAATAAAACATATGGTTTTTAAATGAAGCTACAAACTTAGAACCAACTACAGCAGCAGTACTTGCATCTGTTGCAGAGAGAGAACTGTTAAAGATAGTAGGGGCATTTGTACCATCAACTACAATTAACTTATCTGTACCGTCAAAGTTAAATCGTTCAAATCTGTATTTACCTGCGTTAGTTCTACCTGTATCTATGGCTGTCCAACTAGACCCCGCAGGGTCAGCACTATATATTGATGTCCCTCTGGCTGCTATTACTTTAGCACCAAAGGTTGCAACCATAAGTGTTTTTTCGTCAGCATTACCAGTGTGAGGAACTATTGCAGAAACATATTTTGAGTAACCAGTAATCCTACGGTAGCCACCTTGAATGTCAGGCTCAAAGTTTCTTAACTCTAGTGCTTCTCCAGCTTTCATCATAAAGGTAGACTTATTAAGAACTAGTCCACCCTCACAGTTAAATGCAATTGGTGTTACGGCTGATAGATCAGGCATATTAGTTGACCCTTAAGGTATTAACACCTCTGGAATTACCCGTGTAAGGAATATAAGTAGAACGAAGATACTGAAATTGATTGACCAAAAGAGTCTGCATATTCTTAATACCTTGCTCAAACCTAGCAAAGTTAACTCCATACTGTTGTACTTCTCCACGGTACTGATACACAAAGGAAGTAGCACCATCTATAAGCACAGGAGAAAACCTATCAGGTATAGTAGTTACATCTCCGTGAGCAGTCATTTCTGTAGGAAAACTAAAGTAATCAAACTTAACTGTATAACTCTTGTTTGGAAAAGGATATAGTAAATAATTGTTATCTAATGTTCTAACTACATACATAGGCACAGAACCTTGTGCAAACTGGGCAGCTTGTACCCCACTAGCATGGGCAGCAGCAGTAGTTCCTTCATCACCTCTAGTTAAACCTGTGAGTGTAGTGGAACTACCAACAGCAGTATAGGAAATAATCTCATCTCCAACATGTACTTTTCCTGTGGCAGATAAACCAGTAGTACTAGCTACAGTAAGAGTAGTCACAGAATCGGTATGAATTTCACTGAGAGTAGTAGTGACAATCTCATCTTCTTGAGTTATAGAAGAATTAATGTAGTCATTGTAATCTAGTATACGTAGTTTACCACCTGAGACAGCCCTGTCATTATCTTTGACTAACCTAAATGTATTATAGTCAACAGTTTTTGCAGTAGTCGGTATGCTATACCGTACTGTTCCAGCCGTTAGAACTTGTTCCTTAGTAGTGTGGTTAAAAGGGTAGTTAAATTCACGTTGATTAATATATCTGATAGCTTCGTTAATTGCATTCTTAGCTTGTGTTTGGATACCCCGTGAAGAAGTGAATGTAGTAGAAGTTAACTCTACTTCATTCAAACGTACTAAAACTTTATTAGTCAAAGTAAGAAATGATTCAGCCATTAAGTACACACTTTCATAAAAGTAAGTTTAGAGGGCAAGTTACCCTGCCCCCTAAAATATTAATTAAGCTAGAAGGTCACGATCTACTTCAGAAGCAGCTTTATCACCTAGCAAACCAACTTGAGCAAGCAAGGCAAAAACACGAAGTTTACCTGCTGAGAAAGTTGCACCTGAACCTGCAAAGGTAAGGTCAAGAGTGTCTGCGACAGCACTAACAAGAACGCCAGCCTGAGCTACTGTTGGAGCATAAGCAAGGTCTGAAGCTCCATCAATATCAAATGCAGCAACGTATTCGTTATCATCAACTGCTGTACCAAGGATAACAGTAGCATCAGTGCCAGTGTCTTGAGTTGCACTTTCTGTAACTTGAACGCCAGCCCAGAGAATTACTGTATTAGCAGGAACAGTAAGTGCTTGAACAACGTCACCTGACGAGCAGTCAATAGCTTGTGCAGTTAAGTCGATAGTAAGTTCAACCATATAGGGTTTGCGTGAAGGATTACCTTCCCCCCGTGCTGGTTGAAGTAGACTTGTTATAGTAGCCATAAGTTAATTCTCCCCTATGCTGCGTTATATTTGGCAGTAACGATTGCTTCAGGGCGAAGAATCTTACGACCATATAGATGCATACCACGAACAATGTCAGCAAAGCTGTCAGTGTCACGATAAGTTTCAGTTTTATTGATTTGCTCAGCAGTAGCTACAGCAGAATCATGTCCAGCAACTAGAATACCGTAGTTGGCATTTTGGTTTGCTGTACCCGAAGTACCTGGACCAGTACCTACTTTTGGTAGATTGCTAGAAGAGTACAGACGGAAACCGTGGAAGTTTTTAACGGTCAAGCCATTACGTAATCCACCTGATTCACCGAAGTCGGCGTTCATAAAACGAGAATCTTCATCACGAAGAATTTCCATAAACACTGGATCGACAACGAGCCAACGACCTGCGGTATCAACTTGCTGTTGATCAAGCAAACGAGCCATACGAGCAACAAGCATTGCTGGTGAAGCTGTAGCAGTTGGAAGTGATGTAGCCCCAGGCATACGAGCAGTCAACGGAATTGAGTGATCACCTGCAGAAGCAGTAGTGATGTTACCAAACGAAGATTTAATAACCTTCATTGTAGTCAACAACTCGTCAGTGCCAGCAGTAGAAACAGCAACAGTACCATTTGTGGTAGTATTAACTGCATCTGCTTGTGCATGTAGGGAAGACTGTTTGAAACCTGACAAGTAGCCAAGGACTTCTTGGTCATGTTGGTCAGCCAAACGATAAGCAGCACGGTTAGTAGCCAAGTTCATAAAGTTCACATGGCTATGTGCTTCTTCAATGTCATCAATTTTAAAAGCAAAGTAGTTAGCTTTGTCGATGGTCAAAGAAAAATCTTCATCATCAAGGTCTTGAGCAGCAATCGTAGTGCCACGGGCGTATGCCGATACACTGATTTCAGGCTCTTTTATAATCTTAACGGTATCGCCTTGTGCAGCAATCTCGCCAAAGTAATCAGAGTTAGTAATATCGCCAACAACAGTTGCTTTGCGAAACGCAAGCTGCACCTGTTTGCTGTAAATAATTGGTGAAAAGTTACCGTTAGGTAGGTTTCCATGACCAGCAGCGGATGTAAATGCCATTTTAATTCTCCATGCATTCTACAACAGATGCAAATATAGAAGTACTTATATAGAGGCTGAGTGTCGTAGGGTGCGTTTGAAACAGTATCGGCCAACACTATTTATCACGGGCCATAACATATCAGGTTAGTCTGAAAGACCATTAATATTTGCTAATTTTAGTAGGACTTAGTATAGAGTGAGTGGGTGCATACTATATATGGGCCACTCACTTTTATTGTACCACTAGTTATACATAGTAATAACCAGTTGTCAATAGCTTTTATCTAGCATTTCCAGATATATCGTAAATAAACTTACCAGTACGAATAGATTCCATGATCTCATCGGCTTTCTTTTCGTATTCTTGAGAGGACATCTTAGCAACTTGAGATTCTCGAAAGTTACTTTTAGAATCACCCTCTTGTGGTTTACTACGATCTGCACGAGTATTAATAGAACGTGCAGCATCTTTATCTGTAGAAGGTTTCTTGGTTGTAATACCACGATCAGACTTGTAGAGATCAATTGCCCTAGCTGCTGAACGAGCATCATTATCATTATCATACAGTGCTTCTTGAATCCAACGAGGTTGCTCTTCGGCCCAAGTATGGAAGTCATCGTCTTCTCGTATCTTATCAAAGTCAGGGTGAAACTGCATTAACTCAACTTGTGCCTTATCTTTACTGGCACTAGCTTTCATTTCATCAATTTCTTTTACACGTTCTTCTAAGTCTGCAGACTGTTCTCGTGCCTTTTTGATTGCAATAGTTTCAATAATAGCTGCGACATCAGGATAATCTTTAGCCCAAGCTTCTATATCCTCATCGGACTTAGGTAATTTAATTTCACTCTTAGTGCTACTTGTTAATTGTTTTTCTAATGCAGAAATACGAGACTGTAATTCATTTTCTTTTTGTTGTGTGTGTCTACGAAGATCCCCGTACCGTTTCTTAAAAGATTTATCTTCAGGAGATACTGCTTCTATGTCTTCTTCTTTTTCTTCTGTAGATTCGGCCTTACCCTTTTCTTGTTCTTCTAGTAGTTGTTCCAGTTCTTCTTCGTCACGTTTAATGCGTTCTTCACTAGTACTTGATCGACTAGCAAAGGCTTTAGTTTTTTGTGACTGTACTTCGCCAGCCATAACAGTATCATTCATTGTAGTTCTTTCTTACTGGGGCCACCGTAGCCGTGTTGGACGGGGGATGAGTAGCCAGCCGATTTTGGATTACTGCATAGGTCTTGCAGCAAGTCCTGTTTTAGCTGGTGCAACAGGTGCAGCAGCAGAAGGTTTCATGGGTGTTTCACGAGAAGCTAAACCAGAAGGAGCCTCAGGTTTTGGTGCAGTTTCTTCTGGGGCATCTTCTAATAGTTTATCTAAAGGTAGTGCATTAATAAGTTCTGGCCCAAATATTTTAGACATTATAGCTGCCGCAGGACTGTTCATAAATTCTTTAGCTGTATTCTTTTCTTCGGGTGAAAGTTGGTCAATTCTTTGAGATACATCTTCCCCAAATTGTTGCATCATTTCTTCTTCCATATTACTTCTCCTTAGCCATTTTAATTTTACCTACCATATAGCATAAAGGCTCTAAGAAGAAACGATATAAACGTCCAATCTTATCTCTTTTACTTTTTTTCATTTCAGCACGAAGATCATTAGTACGATGTCTAGCAATGTTTTCAAGAATTGCTCTAACAAACTTATTATTTTTCTTATATGCAATGTCTACTAGAGGTAAAAACATAGTATGATAACCTACCTCATGTTCCTTAGTCAAGTTCTTTCTGGCGTAGGCTAACCAAATTAAATTACGGAATCCACCAAAGCCATATGACTCATTCATTGCAGTACATACAATTTTACTTTGGGCATCGCCACCGCCTGTAG